AAGTTATGTCTTACCAAATAAAGTTAATGTAAGTAGTAAAAGTAATTTCAAAAACAAGGGATTTAATTCTATGGAGATGTTTGATCTAATAGAAAAGTATTCTGACAAATATAATATTCCAAAATATATTGCCTATAATGTGGCATATAGAGAGACAAGATATATGGGTCCATTTCATTGGTCCTATAATCCAAAACAAGAATCTTGCGTTGGGGCTGTGGGTCCCATGCAAGTATTACCTTCGACATGTAATTGGGTTAATAATTCAAATTATACTAAATCAGAATTAATGGGTAATATGGAATTAAATATTATGACTAGTATGAAATTACTAAATAAATTATTTAAACAATATAAAGATTGGTCTTTAGTATGTGGATGGTACAATACTGGTAAACCAATAATTAATGAATATGCCAGGTATTGTTCATCAAATAAAGATTACAAATCCAAATGGTTGTCAATAAAATAAAAAAACCCCAATAAGGGGTTTTTTTATTTAAAGTTGTTCTTCTTTTATTTGATTTAGAGTTTTAAAATATTCAACTCTTGTTTTTGCTACCTCAGTGTAGTTTGGTGATAATTCAATTCCTAACCATCTTCTTTCAAGGATTTCAGCAGCAACCAAACTTGTTCCGCTACCGGTAAATGGATCTAAAATTATATCGTTCTTGTAGGATAATATTTTAATCGCCTTTGTTGGGATGTCCATAGAAAAGGTTGCCTTTGTAAGGGATTTAGTATCAGCAAAATAATTCCACTGACCATAAACAAGTTCAATAAATTCTTTTTTGTCTGTATCTTCATATATAACTTTCTTTTTTGTTGTACCATCAGGTTGTTCTATTTCTGTTGGTGTTCCCTTCCATTGAGGTTCTCCTTTTATTTTTTTTATGTGGTTTTTCTTATAAGCCAAAATAACACATTCTTTTGGGTTGTATATATATGGACTTGATGGTGACATCCATGATCCCCAAGCAGTTGTTTTACTTCTATGTGGTGAATCTTCTTCTAAATCAACAATACCAAAGAAACCATAACCAATCTCTTTCATAATTTGCCACATTTCAGACACAAAGAAAATTCTACCACCTTTCTTTTGTCTATTAATCTCATAAGGTATGTTAAGGGCAATTCTACCGTCATCTTTTAATATACGATACACCTGAGTTAACCAATCACGACTGAAAATTTTATAATCCTCAAATTCAACATCATCGTCGTGGACATCATAATCAATACCAACACCATAAGGACAACTAGTTACAACAAGATCGATTGATGATTCTGGTAATGTTTTCATAACCTCAATACAATCACCATTAATTATTGTACCCGTAATATCTTCTAAATTCATCATACTTTTCTTTTTTTCTATTTAAATAAATTTTTGCATTTTCATAAATGTAATTGTAAAATTTCAAATTATCCATCTTATTTTGGATTTGTAATTTAATATCGGAGTATAAATTTATTTTTATACTATTATTTTTAAGTTCTTCAATTATAAATTGTTTAAATTCATCTGAAGCACTAACAATTTGAGTTTTAATACTATAATTTTTTGGGTTAAAGGAAAATGATCCGTCACCATCAAAATACCCTCTTATAAAATGGGGGATTAAGTTATTGTCAATATTAGGTTTACCAATCGTAAATGTTTTTTTAGAGTGGATTCCCTTAGTTTTAATTGACTCAACTATTTGTAAGGAATAAATTGCTAAATGGCACATATGAGATATTGATTCCCCTCCTTTATATTTTACTTTATTGATCGACTCACGTATTAAATGGTTAGAATCTAAATTTTTTCTAAATAATTCAAGATGGTTAATATCTTTAATAGATAATTTTATCTCTAACGAATTACCCGATTTTCTTTCTCGTATGTAACCATCCGCATATATAAACCCCAACCAATACGCTTTCTCTTCATTATCAATATTATCAAAATAACTATGATTAACGACATACCTTCTATTAGTTAATTCAATCCCGTTTGATTTAATAATTCTACTAATCGTGGTACTTGATACTTTAAAATGTTTAGCAACTTTATGTATATTTTTTAATAAAACATATTGTTTAATAACATAATTTTCATTTAATAGTAACTTCTCCATACTAATATATATCAGTTAGTATGGGGAAGTTCATATATTTTTCCTGTTTCTATTATTTTTTCTCTAATGTTTCAATATGATGTTGTAAATACCAAAGAGCTTTTTTAAGGTCCTCAAGTTCTTTGTCTTTATGTTTTTTACCTGCTCTTGATATATACTTTACGGTGTTTCCTAAACTAAAACCCAAGTCCCAAGCATCAATAACCTTAATTGCTTCGTATGGATTCTCTTCACCACCGTAATGGTTAGGGTGATTTACTTGTTCCATTTACATAATTTCTTTTACTTTTTTAAGATTTTCTAAAGTTTTTTTCTGATTGATATAAGAAATCAATTTTCTTTTAAAGATTGGTAATAAAGTTTCCTGTATTGGGAAATCTCCTTTACTAACCATTTCAAAAACCGGTAACTTTTTGTTCTCAGAATTCCACATTGAAAAATTATTGATTATTTTGGTAATAGTCAAATTTTTCAGGTCTGAATAAATTAGGTTAACTTTTGTTTTGCTCTCTGGGGATCCTTTAGCTGCCGGTTTTATATTATATTCCCAAACATATATTTTATTTTCTTTTGTATCATTATAATAAAAATATCCTGTATCTGAAAACTCATCTTTAGCTCTTTTGTTTGGTTTCATGTCAACGTTTTCAAAAACTATTGTCCAAACTGATTTAGCGATATTAAAATACTCTAACATTCTTGGAGCACTGTATGTTAGTATCTGTAAGAATTCATTTAGTTCTTCATTATTAATTTCTGGTATATCTTTTAATTTAAGATCTTTTACCAATAACTCATCGTCAACAGAATCTAACTTTTTATTTGTGTAAATGATTTTTTTGTCTTTAATAAGTGTTTGGACATTTGCTAAATGTAATGATAACTCAATAAATCCTGGATATAGTTCCATCTTATCAAGTTTTTCTCCCATTTTTTGGAAGTATGATAGTAACTTATATTCTTTATGTTCCCTGTCAATTGGTTTTTCGAACATCCAATCGGTGTCCATTAAAAATTCTATTTTCTTTTTTCTTGCCATTTGACATAATAATAACCATAATTTGTTAGTCAGTAAAGATTAATCTAGTCTCATTACAACATAATCAGTACCATTAATATTAATAGTGTCATAATCACCATCATAACTATTTAATTGTCCGTACTCCCCATTTCTAACTAAATCATCTAATAATTCACCAGTATCTATCCAATCAGAAATATCATAACCCATATTAGTTAACCATCTAGAAGCATCATAACCAATTTCATCTTCTAAATAACTTTCAACAGCTCTTTCTATTTCATCCTCATCAGGATCACCATCAGGATGATCTTTTATTTCTTCTATTTCATAGTCAATATCCAAAATTCTACTTTCACGTTCTTCATCGTGTTCTTCAGTATTTTCATCATCATACAACTGATGAGGTGGTACAACTTCTCCATCCCTATATAAAACCCAATTATTTCCGTTTCTTCTGTATTGTAAACTATTGTTTTCGGCATCCATAAAGTCAAATGTTCCATCTTTTTCTTTTGTTGGGTACCTTATTGGGGCTCTTACTCCTTCGTTCTCATAAACCCATCTTTCCATTTCAAGTAACCAAATTTCTTCTTCTTGACTTCTGCTTAATTCTTTTCCAACCCCGTAACTATCAGGTTCCTCTCTAACCCATTCTTCAACAACATCTTTAAAATACTCTTTAACCCTATCTTCGTCTATATAATTGGATAAATAATTATTATCAAAATAATTTGATGCGTCATCAACCATTTCACCATAGTAAGTTTCTAAAGAACTATCGGCCTCACTATATGTTCCTACCGCATATCTTTGTTTAGTTGATAATGATTCAAATTCATTTAATTCATAGTGCGAACCTGAAGGATATAAATCATAAACATCAACTCTATCTGATAATAACTCATCTCTTTCTTCTTCAAGTTCTGATTGTTTGTCTGTAATTTCATCAAATTTTTCACTATAGTCTTCGTCACCAGAGTCTAAATTTTCTTGTTGTTCCTCAAGTGATTGTATTTCTTCTTCTATTTCTCTTACCCTTTCTTTATCATCATCAGTTAAAGTTTCTAAATTACCATTATTAACAGCATATTCAAATGCCGCATTTGCCATTTCTCCTTCTGTATCGGTATCATTAGGGTCCCATTCATTATCTTTTCTTTTTTCATTTTGTTCGTCATATTTTGCCTTTTGTTTTCTTCTTTCCACTACTTGTTCGTATGGAGTATTCCAAAAGGATTTATAGCCGCCAACAACAACGTCATCAAGACTTTTTATACCGGTATAAGATACATTTAAATTACCTGTAACTTCAATATTTCCTAATTTATATATTCTTTGTTTACCGTCAATTTTACTAACATCTAAATCACCTTTTACTACAAGTTTTTTATCTCTAAACTGTGGCAAATATGGTATAGCATGGGCCATAAACCCAACTTGTCTTAGGTATTGAATGTAGTCTTCTGGAGTTATATATACCTTCTCCACCTCATCCTCTTTCAATAATTTAAGAATTTTTTTTACTATTATATTTTCAGTAAGTCTTAATTTATTATTCATATAATATAAATATGAAACATTTACAAATAGTACATTATTGTGATATTT